AGCGCGCAAACCCCTGCGGTGGCGGCTTATGCAGCAGCTTCAGAATCCGCTTGTCGGTGGCCTTCGTATAGATCGGCTGCTTGCCGGGCCGCGGCTTGTCGTGCAGTCCTTCAAGGCCATGATCGGCATAGCGGTGTCGCCAAAGGCTGACAATCCGCGGCTGGACTCCGACTTCTTTGGCGATCGAGCGGGTGCTGCGCCCGTCCGCCGCCAACAGAACTATCCGCGCCCGCTTCAAATCGCGCTGCAGCGTCACCGGCGAGCGACAGCACGCCTCAAGAACCTTGCGGTCTCTCCGCGAAAGGTGGACTTCTCTTGCTTCGGGGATCATCCATATCTTGAATCACGACTCACGTTCCAAGAAAAGTGGGTACTAGGCCGCTGTTTCGACAGCGATGGCGAACTTGCAATCGACCTTCTGATCGACCGGATGATCGCGCGTGCCTGAGCGGAGTTTCAGGAAGGCAATGGCGCGAGCCCAATGCTCGGCGATGACGATCCCGCTGTTCGGCTTTGCGACGATGGTCACTTCCTCGCCGTTGCTGCCGTACAGATCATTGTAGAAGTTGCCGTCGCTGGAAACTTGCAGCGTCAGATTCGCTGCCGTGTATTCCTGCGGAACGGTGATGCGGACGATCACGCCAGCCGAGCAATCAATGCCATCGGAAAGGGATTCGCCAGCTGCGATAGTGGGTCCGTCGATAACCTGAAGCGGCATGATGCGTCTCCTTCAGCGGTGCCGGTTGGCGGGATGGTTCGGATCGGTCGGCCAGCCATCGGCATCGACCGCGACATCGAAGCCGCGCGCCTCGATCCGCTGCTTGGTCGAGCTATGGCAGGGCGAGCAAAGGCTTTGCAGCGCGCCCAGGCAGAACAGAGTCCAGTCACCGCGATGCGGCTCGACGTGATCGACATGGGTGGCCGGGGTGACGATGCCGTCCGCTGCGCAGAACTTGCAGAGCGGATGCGCGAGCAGCTGCTGCCTGCGGCGGCGCTGCCAGAAGGCGGTGTCGTAGAAATGCTTCCAGTCCTCGCGGCTCATCCGATCAGCGCCGCGATATCGATGGGCTTCTCATTGCCGCGATCCCGAGCGCGCAGACCGAGCAGCATGGCGATGGAGACCGCGCCGTCGATGCGAAAGCGCGCCTTGTCCTTGTCCAGCTTGCGATTGCCAGCCGGGTCCGTGGTCGCCACAGCGTTCGCCATGTTCCAGTTCAGCACCGGATTGCCGGGATGGATCAGCTTGCGCTCGATGATCGCCAGCTCCAGCGCATCGATGGCAGGCCCCATGTCCTTGAAGCCTTGGCCCCATGGCACCAGCCGCAGGCCGTCGCCGCCCTTCTCGCCGTCCTCGAAGCCTGCAGGCCGATGCGGTCGAACTCGCGCAGGATGTCGTTGATGCGCCAGCGGTCATAGGCCATGCCCTTGACCTTGTAGCGCTGCGTCATCTCGGCGATGAAGAGCGCGATCACCTCCGGGTTGATCGATTTGCCGGGGCTGATCTTGAGATGGCCAGCTTCGGCCCACTCGCGGTAGCGATGCGATCCCGAGCCGAAGTCGCGGCTCGAATGCTCGGTGAGATGATCGCGCGGCTTCCAGAAATGCGGCTCGATGCGGCAGGGATCATCGACGGAGCCGATCATCAGCGCGGTGAGATCGACGGTGCTCGAAAGATCGAGCGCGAGATAGACTTCCTCGCCCTGCGCCAGCGGGGCGTCGCCAGCGCAGGCCATCCATTCCGCTCGCGAGATCAGCGAGGCGATGGACGAAACGCGCTGATTCAGGAATAGATTGCGGACCTTCGGCTCCTCGGCGGGCATCCGGATCGCCTTGCGGATCGCGGTCGCGAGGTCCTCATAGTCGCGGAATTTGCCGAGCGCAGGATTCGCCTTGTGCCATTGCTTCTCATCGGCCAGCTCGCAGTCCTCGGCGGCGGCGTAGAGATGGCAGACGATGGCGGGATCGACGCCGGAAAGCCCGTCATCGATCAGCTTCGACATGATGTGCTCAGGATCGTTGCTCTGCGTTGAGATCACGATGAAGAGCGGTTCATCCCGCGCGCCGAAGGAGGTATCGAGCACGTCATAGAGGTCGCGGTTCTTCGCCTGGGCCAGCTCATCATAGATCACGAGGCTCGGCAGATAGCCGTGCTTGGTGCCTGCCTCGGCGCTGATCGCGCGGTAGACCGAGGCAGTGCGGCGCGCGACCATGGTCTTGGTCGATGGCACCAGCTCGATCTCCTTCGCCAGCTCGGGCTCCAGCTCGACCATCTGGCGAGCGAATTTGTAGACGATGGCGGCCTGATCGCGATCATTGGCGGCGGAATAGATTTCGCCATGCACCACGGCCTCGGGGCCGACCAGATGCGCGAGCACGATTGCCGCGATCAGCGCGGTCTTGCCGTTCTTGCGCGCCATCGAGAGGATGGCGCGGCGCACCGCGCGGCGCAGGCCGAGATGCGGCTCATAGATCGCGCGGATGAATAGCTTCTGGAAAGGCTGCAGCTTGAAGGGCTTCCCCATGCCGTGCCCCGAGGGCACGGTCAGGCGCTCGATGAATTTGATAACGGCCAGTGCGCGCCGCCTGCCGTCAGGCGTGCGCTTAACCGGCGAGGAGTCCGGCAAACTTGCTCTGCGAATTGTCGCCATGAATGCCCGCGCTGATGCGGCTGCGCGCAGCTGGCGTGAGGCCGAACTCGGCGGCGAAGCGGACCACATCGCCTGCATGCTTGCGGACGATGGAGACCAGCGGGTTCTGTACGGCGTCGCCGATTTTCGATTTGATGATCAGGCCATGCATGACCGGATCGCCTGACTGCATCCGCGCCAGCGCTTCAGACGCCAGCCGCCATTGCCCGAAGGCATGGCAATAGGTCGCGAGCGCCGGGATATCGACCACCGTAAGCAGGCCGAGCCGATGCAGCTCGGGGGCGGTGCGCCACCATTCATCGGCGGCATAGCCGGTGATGAAGGGCGGCGGCTCGGGGACATCCGGCAGCTGCTCGGGCTGCGGCTCGTCAGGCAATCTTCGCTGGCCTGGATTCCCGCGCAGTAGCTTCAGGTGCGTCGGCAGTGGCCGCTTTCCGGGTTTCATCTTTCTTCCTCTCGTCTTTCCGCTGGAGCGTGGGGATCGGTGCTGCGCCGTCGCTGTGCTGGTTGGTGCCAGCCATCGCCTGCTTCCCACGCACGCCGCGATACATGGTTGCGCCGCGCGCCTCGATGGCGCTGTACGGCAGCGGCTCGCCGATCAGGCGCGAGCGCGCTGCTGGATTGGTGAAATAGATGTAGCGCAGCGTGTAGCCTTCGAGCGTCGGGCCAGTGCCGCGCCATCGGCCGCCCGTCGCCGCCAGATGCTGCAGCCGATTGCGCCCGGTGATCTGGGACATCTTGTGGACGATGCTGCCGTCCTCGGCGATGTGCAGGTCCTTGTTGGTCTTGATCATCGTGAGCAGAAAGCCCGCCGCCCGATAGATCGTGCCGTCGCCGCATTGGCAGGCGTCGGCGAAGGAGATGATCCATTCGATATGCGGGTAGTTCTTCCTGATCATGCGCAGCGCGATGCCGAGCGCGCGGCTTTCCGAATTGCGCGGCAGCGCATCGGTGAAGGCGAGCCGGTTCAATTCGAGGAAGCCGTTCCAGCCGGTGTCGCGGACCAGATGTACGATGTTCGACTTCTGCAGGCTGGGGCCGAATTGCATCGCGCCCTCCAGCATGCCGTGCAGGAAGACGCCAAGCGATAGCGTCGAGTTGCGGACTACCTTGCCGCTGTAATGCACGCGCCGGATCAGCGCATCAGCATCGCGCTTGGCGATGGGGCGGACCTCGATCTCCTTCGCGCTGGTCATTGCGCCAGGTACGCGCGGCAAATTTCCGCCAGCGCGTTGCCGTTCCGGCTCTTGTTTTCCGAGGCCTCGCTCGGCGGCCCCAGCGCCTGCGATGCCCGCTCAATCGCCGTGCTCACGGTCTCGGCCTGCGTCTCGTGCAGGATGAAGGTCATCTGCTGGAAGGGCGAGCGCTCGCCATCGGCAAGCACAGGCATGCCGCCCAGCGCCTCGACGCCCACGCCCATCTCGCGCAGCTCGGTCTCGGAAAAGCCGGTCAGGCTATCGAGGCCCAGCCGCGCAAGGTCGTTCAATTCGATGCGCAGCAGCGCGCGATCCCACTGGCCGTTCTCGGTCAGCTTGTTGTCGGCGATCAGATAGGCGCGCTTTTGCTCGTCCGACCAGCCGCGAGCTACCATCGTCGGCACCTGATCGATGCCCATCTGCTCGGCAGCCAGCACTCTCCCGTGGCCAGCTATGATCGTCCCGGCTTCATCGACCAGCACCGGGATGGTCCAGCCCCACTCGCTGATCGAGGCCGCGATCTGCTCGATCTGCTCCTCGGAATGCAGTCGCGCGTTGCGGGCATTGGGCACCAGCTCGCGGATCGGGCAGCGCGATACCTGATCCGCAGGCCAGTTTTGGGCGATTTCGGACAGCCCGAAATGCCTGTTTTTGTCGGGAGAAATCGCCTTTTCGCTGGGCTGCTGCATGCCAGCTCCCTGGTCAAGTACCTGCAAATGCTGCGATTTTGGCGCTGAGAAGGATCTTCCACCCGGCAACGAGATACCGACCGAGAGGGATCGATAGGGCCGTTTTGATCAGTAAGTTGGCGGGGGCGGGCATCGGCTAACTGCGTCAGGTTCGGAGCGGTATGTTCGACGCAACTTATTGAAAACAGTAGAGTTTCAACGGGAGCCATCGGGACTGCGCGCTCTATGCGGTGCGGGCCTGTCCATTCCTGACGCAGCCGAAGATGCGCCGCAACGAGAAGGACGTGCCCGAGCATCTTGAACCTGCTGGCCTGACGCTGCGCAGGAATCCGGGCGTGACGCTGATCTGGACGACGCTGCGCTACACGATCTTCAAGGATGGTCACGGTGGCGCGCTGTTCAATGTCGGCGATCCCGAGCGCGTCGAGTTCTTCGCCGAGGGCCGCGCCGCGACCCGCGCCGAAGTGATCGCCAGCATCGATAGCGGCCTGCCGGTCCTGCGCGAGATGGCCGAGCGCGACGGGCCTGATGCCGTCGCCGAGCTGCAGACGATGTACGGCAAGGCAATGGAGCTGGTGCCTGCATAAGCTGATGAGTCTTTTGCAGTGAGGGAGGAAAAGCAGTCGCCTGGGGCACGTAGAGAGCGCAGAGGGAAAGGAGCGCGAGGACGCCCGCGGTTGATAGATGGGAACCGCAAGATAATTTGGCTAAGATCGCAGGGTTATGCGAAATGCCCCCCGAACGCCCTAGGGACCCGAACCAGCTCGCCAAGCGAATCATTGATATCGCCACTGGCGAGACGCCCGACCGCGATCCTACGCCAGAGGAAGAGGGCAAAGACCCGGCTGGGGCGGAGGAAGAGGTCCATGGCTTTCGTTTAACTCACTTTGGCCCTGTTGTTTGGCTAGCGTGAATTCCCCGAGTCCGCTGCTGTTGTTCAGGTCTTGACGGAGTTCCGAATGCGATGCGCGCCATCGTTGGCCGTTCTAGTTTTGATCGCGAGTTCGAGTGTTCAGGCGCAAACGGTTACGGAGCCGGCCATCTCGAAAGTAGTCGAACAGGTTCGCGTAGATGCTGATTATCTCACTAAGCGTTTGACCTGGGATAAAGATGTCGACTTGGACCGCGTGCGGCAATTTGGGCTGGCGCTCACGGCTATGAACCTCGTCCAGCAGCAGGTCAGCTCGACGCGATATGGCGCTGTCGCGAATACATCCCCCGAGGATCTGCCCGCCAACGATGAAGAGGCCCTGTCGCGCGGGATCGGCATTTGCGGGAATCAGGTTTCTGTATTTCTCAACATCGCGACACGAGTTGGCCTCGAGGCACGCAGCCTCGAATTCTACTGGCCGGATGAAGCCGACGTTCGTCACTCGCATATCGCGGCAGAAGTGAAAATTAGCGGCAAATGGGCCTTCTTCGATGTGACTTGGGGAACCTATTTCAGGCGTGATCCCACCGCTTCGGGACAGGCATCTCTGCTCGAAATCCTGTCTTTCGATGAGGCGAAAGCTGTGCCTGATCGGGCAGCTCACGCCGTCACCAATGAGTCGGAACTTTCTTTTCGACTTCAGCTCATCAACAGCCTTGATCCGTTCGACTACTTCACGAAGGCGGATGGCTACCTGCGCGGCAAGAGCGGGGACATAGCTCTTGCGGCGCCGCGAAGTAACGGCGGTGCTTGGGTCTACTCACCCGACGGGGTACCGAACCACATCGGAGTGAGCGCCGATTACTCGACCTCGCATGTCGGAAACGCCTCGGTAGGATTGCGCGCCGCGGCTCATGTGGTTCACGGCCGGATCGACGAGATCGGCCGCGGCTGCGTCGGATCGAACGTCCTCGTCGCAGCCGTGAACGGACGCGAGGCTGTCAATGAGATAGTGTCTCCGGGCACTGAGAAGGACTTTGATCTGCCCGATGGTGTCGCGGCGGGCGACACCATCACGCTGTCGATCAGGCCCAAGTCCGATGGCGCAACCTGCGTTCTCGTATATAAACAAATCATCCTGAGCGACCGCTCATCCTAAAGAGGATAGCCGGCCGACCTCGCGCGGCCTCGTGGATTACGACGTGGTCGTTCTCGAGCTTGTAACCAACTGACCATAGGCGGAGGAACAGTTCCATTCGTTATATTCCGACGAACGATCGGCAGGTTTCGGGCTGGGAACGTTGACTGTAGACGTCCCATAATTGCGGATGATTTACCCAGGAAGCAATCCCATTGGCCTCGATCTTCATCAGGATCGCCATATTGTTAGCCGTTGCGATCCTGGCTTTTGGCGTTTCCCGAATAGGCGTACCGGCGCGATCGTTGCCATAGCGACCTGCGTCATAGGTGCCATCATTATTCTTCATTTCGTCGCGTCTTGAGACATCACAGCACGATGTGGCCCCAGCCACCCTTGGAGGCCCAGGGGCGATTGCTGGGGCCACATGACCGGTCCCGCGTCAGTCGAGATTGGAAGCCTGCGGAAGCTTGGGGTCTGGCAGGGTGAGAAAGCCGGTGCCGCATTAGCGCAAGGAACGCTCGGGTCGAGAACGAATAGCCATGCCCCGGGCCAATGCGGCCCGCCCTATAGCCGAGCGCAATCTGGGATTTTACCGTGGGTGAACGAAAGTTTTCGGGATGGCGTAAGCCTGATGTCAGCTGGAAATGTTTAGATACACAAATACTCCAACGGCCCCGGCTCGTACCGCTCTGGGGCCGTTTTTTTTCCTTCTACTATAAAGGGTATGGTGGTTGTCGCTGTAGCCGACCGCGGGGCTCGTCAGCTTCTCGAAAGCTGGGTTAGATATCAAAGTATTATTAGATACAAAGCATTAAGAGAGCGCTACTCAACGAGGCAACGCGATGAATATCGACCCATGGGACACAGAAAGCTTTATGGAGTCTTACAGTATCCTGCTGCAGGAACAGTCGAAAGAAGTGAGCGCACAGGCCAACTCACAAGTACACTCGCCCCCGCATCAAGCGAGCTTTGAGCGGCAGCTAACTGAGTTGCCGCTAGACTACGAACGGTGCCCCGCCGCATCCTATGTCAGGGGCCGCGCCGAACTTGCCGCATCGCTGGCCGGAGCGAACGTTGAGTCGCTCAGGAACGAGATCGAGCGGGCCGAGCAGCGATCGGCACAGTGGCCAAGCACAGCCGGACCTTCCGCCCGCGTCGATGGCGACCGCGTTTTCGATGAGGTATTAACGTCGTCGTATCTGCAGCTGCACCGCTTTCAGGACGAGATCAGTCATTGCAAGCCGCGCATGGACGACGATGTGAATGCCATGAGCCACGTACGCTCCCTCGCCGATTTGCGTTCCCGCGGCATCCGGCATGTCTCTGAGGCGTTCTGCACTGACGACCTTGATGAAATTGATAGGGCGCGCAGTGCTGCACTTCACACGAACGGCTACACCGAACAATCTTCTTTCGTGTCGTTGGCCCAGGACCCTTCGCGACTGCTCCTTTCAGAGGACACGGACTCCGCGAGGGCAATCGCTGAAAGCGCTAGGGAGTTGCACACCTACAGGGTACCGCGTGTTGCCGCTTGGCCGGCCGATCGCATCGATGGCATTCTTGCCCGCTCGAGGGATCCTGTAGACCACGATTTGCGAAGGTGGGTGAGCGGAACACCGACCGAGGAGACCGAAGTCTTGTTTCTCGGCGGCGATCTGGAAAAGTATCGGACGGCCAGCCAACCGAATCCGTACAGGACGGATCATCCAGGTGGAAATCAAGAGGGTTAACGATCGGCGTCATCCTGCGCTACGCTTCCATGTCCCGCTCCAAACTCGCCTGCAATAAAGGGCGCATTCAGAGCATCGCTGCGTCATCCATGCCATCCATGGCGCCGACAATTCGTTCTGGAACTGCTGAGCCGCGAGAGCGCGAGGAAGCGTCGGGCGGCGCGATGTGATGTCGACCGCGACGGAGCGTTAAGGGTCGGCGTCACCGGCGGAGAGACCGCTTTCGGCATGCAGGCCGCGCCACACTTCTTGTGCCCACAAGGCGCCTTCACCAACCACACTTTTAACCTCGTGACTCCAAAGCCCAGTGTTACCGGCTCGCACCAAGCGACACAGTCTGAAAAGGCCGCGCACTGAAACCGCAGTTCAGTGGCTTGAGAAGCGAGCAACCGGTAAGAAGGGCGAAAGATCGGATACCCAACTCAGAAGCTGATGGGTCTGTTGGCGAGAATCATTCGAGCGTCCACGAATGAAGGTGATGTTGTACTAGTACCCTCGTCACAGTGATTATGACTCTTTGGAAGTGGCGGGATAGGCGCCTTACTCATAATCGTAACGTTCGAGCCTGCCGGGCTTGGCCAGAATGGGCTGACGCGTTTCGCCGATGAGTTGCACCGGGCTTTCGTCGAAGCACACCACTGGCCGTCTGGAGTCGGGCGCCTCGGCATAGAGGTCGAGCACATCCTCCATGCGGGCGACGTATTCGCCGTCGACCTGCGGAATGCACCACATGTCTTTGCGCCAGGGTTCGAGGTCATTTTCGGCCAGGCGCCGCCGAACCGTCTCGTGCGACAGGCTCTTGTGTTCGGTGAGTTTGACCATCGCGCCTGCCAGCAGCTTGAGCGTCCAGCGGGCACGGCCCTTTGGGGGGCTGGCACAGGCGGTCCGCCACCAGCAACGCCTCTTCCTTGCCGGTGAGTTTGCGCTCCGCTCCGGGACGCGGCTCTTCGCTCAGCGCCGGCTCCAGATTGCCTTCCACGAAGCGTCGCTTGGTCCGATACACGGTCGAACCGCTCACGCCAACGCTCCTGGCGATCTCTTCGTCGCCGGCCCCGGCATCGGCAGCCAGCAAAATCTGCGCTCGCTTGAGCTTGCGGGACGCATGCTTGCCGCCGCTGAGTAGCGCCCTCAGTTCGGTGCGTTCGATTTGGCTGAGTTCGACCCGATAGCGTACATTCATGGCGTGCCTCCTCGTTCGAGGCACGCACGAACAACTGAATCGGATGGCCGGCGTGAGTCCTTCGACAAAACCCTTCACGCCCACGCAGGGGCAGTATCTGGCTTTTATCCACCTCTATACCCGGCTGCATCGCAGGCCCCCGGCCGAAACCGACATGCAAGAATATTTCCGCGTCAGCCCGCCTTCGGTCCACCAGATGGTGCTGACGCTGGAAGCGCCGGCCTTATCAGACGGCAGCCCAGGACACCTCGCAGCATCGAGGTCCTCGTTGATCCGAAACTCCTGCCGGAGCTAATCTGACCGCCGAACCCAACCTGTCGAAATCACTGTGCAGAGCCACTAGGCCGCCAGCGGCGATCGAGGATCGGCCACGGCGGGCAACCGATCATCACGCCGGAAGCCAAAGCCTGGTTGGTGTCGCTGGCGTGCGACAAGGCCAAGGAGCACGGCTATCCGCATGAACTGTGGATTCTTGTAGTTGACCAGCGCAGCGTTCTCTGAGCCAAATCGCGGTCAAACCACCTTTTGCCAGTCGCGAGGGCTCTGAGCGCGACTGCGAGGAAGCAGAGCTAAAGCCATGTCTCCTTTAGAAGCAATCAGCCGCTGGCTGGAATCACAGGACTTAGACACTCAACTTGAGGTCGCTGCATACGTGACATTCTCGATCTTTAGGAAGAGTGACGTTCTCACGCTTGGCGGGCCGGAGGAGCTCGACACTCTTCAGCGTTGGTTGACCGAACCAGAGTTGGATCCAAGGGCCGCCGCAGGTCGTGCTCTGACCTTCCGGCTCGCCTTCGAGTACTTTGCCGAGGGCAGAATCAGAGGGGATGGATGGAAACGAACCGAAGAACTAGAGCGTAAGAGTCTGGAACTAGCTAAGCGCGACGGAAAGCTTGCGGCTGCGCGCAAGGCGCAAAGAAAGCTTCAACTGTTGCCAACCCGAAAAGAGCACTGGTATCGTGTTGCGAAATCCTGGAATGGATTGGCGGCGACTTATCTAACACGCGAGGCTCTCGCTCTCGGATCTTTGCCGAGATGCGACCTGAAGGCCATTTCAAATAGTCACTGTCTTCCATTGGTGCCTACGGTCGAGGCTTCGGATGCGGCCTTGGTTCCGATAGTGCCCGCTACAGCTGTTGAAGAAGGCGAAGAAGGGAGGAACGAAGTGCTCTTCTCACAAAAGAGTGGACAGAGTTAAGCTGCTTATACCTCGGTCGGCAAGGAACTTGGTCTGCGCGTGCGTTTGCGGTGGACGGCCCATTGCACGATCGTTGAACCTGTTGGCGTCGATGCCGCTCCTCGTTTCGCCAACTGCAAAACAGGAATCCGACATCAGCCCATAGGTTCCACGATGCAGGTTTCATGAAATCGATCGTCTAGTAGGAAGGATGGCTTCGCCGGATTGATTTCCGTCACCTGGAGATTAATCCCGCGCGAAGGTTGCGTGGACGCCGGGCTTGGCGGCAAATCGGGTGCGGTCGTCGCGAACAGGATTCGTTTGCTCGCTTCCGGATCGAAGGGGGGCTGGGCCGCTGGGAATGGCCTCTCCAGAGTCTTCTTATTGCGTCTCAGGCACCAAGAATAAAGTTGGGGTGACGCGGCTTCCCTCCACCTGATGGATTTTCCATCCCTCTCTCCGCCCGCTGGTCCCAAAAGGTTCCAGAGCCAGTCACTCTTCCGAATAAGCCTCCCGTCGGATCGACTCTCGCCCAGTCGTCCCTTGAAGGCGCTCAGCGCAGGGACGCTCAAACGGCGTTACCGAACCGCTGAAATGCCCCTCGAGCTCGGCAACTGCTCTGTGCTCCCACTCATTAGCCTGGGCGAGCAATGAACACCGCTGAAGGGGCCGAAATGCCGCGGCCTGACGGCATAGCGAAGCTATCGCACGATAGCGGCGCACATTTTCTTCAACGGCCAGCCCGGTCATGTGTGGATCCCCCATGTCTTTCACGTGTGCGAACTTGCGGCAGAATTATTTTCGATCCGTTAGCGGCCAGAGTGGAAAGCGTGAATGGTTGGCAAAACCTTGCTGGCACGCTGATGATGAGCGTTCCACCGAAGGATCCACATCAACTGAGCCCTAATAGCCCGTCCTATTCGTGAGAGTGCGTTTTTTTAGTCCGATTGATGTGGCCGCGCATCTGCTCTGACGAGGCGCGCGGGATTGCCTTCGGCTTTTCACCGCCTGACGACCGGTACTTTGCAACGCGCTTGAGGTGTAGGTTGGGCGAACGGGGGGCGGACGCCCCGCCGGTCAAGGACCGAGCGGCAGCAGCGCGCCTGGCAAGCCGCGGATCAGGTCGGCTTCGGGACATGCCGCGGCAAACGCAAGGCGAATGCGGCTCGTGGTCTCGACGACACGGACAGCGAGTTTCAAGAGCCGAAGACGCAGCGTCGCGAACTCGGCAGTGGCCAATTCCCGGACTTTGGGAATTGAGAAGCAGTATTTTGTCTCTGAATCTTCGGTCT